ATAATATATAATAATTCTTTTATTTCTTTTCTTTGCTTCTTTCTTTTCTTTTTTTCTTATGCCAAATAAATCGGGGCTTGCAAATTTTCACCTATGGGTGTGCCTGCATTCACAAGACCAGTGACAGAGTTTAATCTCCAGTGACCTGTCACTTCGGACAAACGCACTCAAGTTTGTTGCCAATTCAATGCGGCAGGATTTTCTTTGCTTAATTACTGTCGGCTAGAACTGCATTGAACCTTGATTTGGCAAGGCTTGAGATTTGTGCCCATTTTATGCACAGCGTACTGTGATTTGTCAAGTTGCTTATGCCGGCTTATGTCGGCTTTCGTATAAACGTCTTAGACCTGTAGCAAGAAGTTATATGGTTGTAGCCCCATCAAACAGTGTGTCCATGTCATCGTAGAATGCGTCTTTGTCGTCTTGAGTTATTCCGCAGTAAATCAGCGTAGTCTCGGGGGAATCGTGATTTAACATTCTCTGGAGTGTCACAAGAGCTCTCGAATCGTTTGGGTGCATCTTTATAGTCCAGTAGCCAAAGGTCTTTCTGAGGCTATGCGCGCTCAAGTGGTATGGTAGCCCAAGGTCGGTTTGAAGCGAATGAATGATTCTATAGATTTGTGATTGGTCAAGACAACCGCCTTTTTCGGATTTGAACAGATAGTCTTCAAGGGAGTAGTCGCCGATGTAGTCGAGATATGTCTTGATTGCTTCACGGCATGATGAATTAAGCTTTGGATTGTTGTGTTTAGAGGTCTTTTCCTCGAACAAGCTGATATAGCTTTTAAATCTACCGCCCTCGGTAATCACATCGCCAATCTTGATTTTAACTAAGTCGCCACCACGGAGTCCCGTTGAAATACCGAGGGTGAAGAACATGTAGTTACGAAGTCTGATGCGTCTAGTCTTACCGTTGTTGAGCAAGAACTCTTTTGCCTTTTGAATATCCGCCATGTCTCGAATTGGATCGCCAGGGGTTGCCTTGGGTTTGCCATGTGAGGTGTACGGCGAATTGTTGCGTGGACGCTTCTCGATTTCGGGTCGCTTTGGTTTTACAGCGTCGCCAATGTCGATAACGTTGCACTCAAGTTTTGGGGCGGTCGAACCACTGAATACCTGCTGAGCGTGCTTGATTTTGTAATGTCTCATATGTCTATCTCCTTTTATCTACGGGGTTTATTACCCTTATCCTTATATACATATTATACACCATTTTTGTCTAAATGTCAAGTTTTTTAGAAAATATCTATGCGTTTTTTGACAATTATATTTAAGGCATAAATCTATCAAGCACAAGTACAAAGCGTGCTGAGCACATGATTGCAAGATGGGATTCAGATTGATTGTTGGGGCTGAAATGGCGCCACGGGTGCGTGTCGCTTTCTGGCGGCGGATTAAGTCGGCGTTAAATGCTTATGCCTTTGAGAAATGCGTTCACAAAAAGTTTACAAATGTGCGAAATACAAGCTTTCTTTCGGGGGCGTCACCAAAAAACCTTGCGTTCATAAGCCTAAAAGCTTGCATTACAAAGAATCGCATTTTTGGCAAAAGTGACGATGCGTGGATGAAAAAGGGGAGGGGAGCGGAAGAAAAGATTGCGAAAATAGGGCGGATGTGAAAGATGGTGTTACTCTTTGATTCTTCGGCGTTCTGAGCACAAAAATATTTTTATTTAACCCCTCATGCAAGCTTATCGAATTAGCTTGCATTTGCCCTTGCTTCCTTTTTATAAGAAAAAAGCGTTTTTGATATTCTAATAATTTTCAAAAAAGCTATTGACTTTTAATTCAATATAGTCTATACTATCATTGTCGACAGGACGAGGGCTACAACATACAACAGTAACCAATAGCAAACATCACATCCTGTGACGTGTAACAGCATAGAGCGTGACCTCTTTAAACTCCAGTAACTTGACAAATTCATATTATCAGCCCTGAGCAGTGGGCATCTATAGCATCAGCGTTTACAGAGAGGAGGTGAAATATTTTAAAAAAGTGCTGATGTAGCTGTGTGAAATATCACCGCTATTTATAGATGGCGTGAAATACCGTCAGTCGCTCCATTGCTACAGCCTGCATAATGTGACATTATCAGCAGTAACTCAGGCTCTGCTTGAAATTTCAGCGAGTATTGGCGACGACTCCCGCATTTTGTGGGCGAGCTATACCCTGACGATAGGAGCAGTAAAAAATCGTACCTTGCGGTATTGGGATAGCAGAGAGCCAACTGAGCAAAGAAGCAGGCGTGATGCCCTGCGGAGTAGAGGTTTACTGTGCCTACTACAGCCTTAGAGCTTGCAAGGCTCTGCTGATACGACTAAAAACGGCTTAATCTTTAAACGCCCTGAATTAAGCAGGGTAGTTTTAAAGTTTTATATAAAGCCCGTGAGCCGTCGGCTCGTGGGCTTGAATAGAGCTTTAAAGCTCAAATTTTAAAATTTATTGGAGGTAGTCTATTATGACAACAACAAACAGCTTTTTGGCTGAAATAGGATTCAAAAAATCAGCGATCGATGGCGTCGAGGTAGTCGCATCAACTTCTGAGCAGTGTGCAGGTTTAAAGGACTTCATCAAGAGCATGAATTGCAAGGACATCAGGGGGATGTATACCCTGCTCGAGAGACACGGCTTTGCTATTAACTTCTCGAGAAGTCTGTTCTCTGACGAGCTCGACAGAGAAACGTTCAACCTCTGGATGCGTCCGTTTAAGGCGTTGCAGGGTAAACTGTCGGCTTATGGTATACTTAAGCGTATAAACGCAAGTAATCCATCAAAAGATAACCAGCTCAACGCAAATAAAGCGAAGTCAGCCTGCTTTGAGGAGCTTAAAGGCATCAAGAAGTGGCTGAACGTTGATGTACATTGCCAGAGCACCGACATCGACACTCTGGAGGCGCACTGTTTTAAGTACGTGCGTGTCAACAGGGATATGATAGTTGATGGCTGGACTGTTAAACCTGTTTCAGTTTTGCAGTTTATCAACTTTTTGTTTAAAGAGCTGAATTTTGGTAAATGCAAAGATGAGGTTGCTCTTGCTACAACGCTTGCGTTCAGTGAGCAGGGTATACTCGACGCTGATAATTATGCAGAGCTGGAGAAGCTTGAGCAGAAGTCTGACGAGTCAGCCGAGTCAAAAGCAGAGCCAGCTAAAAAGCCAGCTAAGAAGTCAACTAAAAAGACAGCGAGCAAGGTGGCAAAAGCCGAGCCAGAAGCAACAGAAGCCGAGCCTGTAAAGGCATAATATAATCAGTTCTGAGGGGTATCTGCAAAAGCCCCTCACCAACGCACATTGAGCGACAGAATAATTGTCGCTCTTTTTTTTGTGCAAATTTTTAGGCAGATTTTTTTGACCCTTGTGGAATTTATTTTACTCAAAACGACCTAAAAGGCGTCACTTAGTAAAAGCTTCCGAGGGTCAATCTGTCTTTAAAATCAGAAAAAGGGAGGTTTTTATGGTGAAGTTTTCAGTAAATATAGCGCAGAAACCCCTTAAATTTCATGGTTTCCATGTTTTAAAGGGCGGAGCTTATGGACAGGGTCAGCTCGTTGTTGACGGCACAATGCGCCCTGTTTATTTTGTCTATCACGGACAAAAAAGCAAAGGCAGAGCCATAATTTTTTATACATATTATGACGACACAAGAATCTGGTTCAAGGATAAATTTGAGCCAGCTTCTTCTGAAATAACACAAGAGTGCGCAAAAAGGCGCATTTTTGTAGAATATCCGCCAAAAGCAGGCAAGCAGGGACCTCGGTCAATTCTGGCAGAAGTTCCACGCCATGGTGGCAAGTCTGCGGCAGAAAAATTTGCTGTACAATGTGCTTCTATGCACTTTTCAAGACACAGATAGGAGGTAATTTTTTTATGGATAAGCTCGCAATAGCTATACTTAAGGCATTGCATGACGGAGTTGTCACAAAAGGCGAGGCTGTCGAATATTGCCGTAAGTATGACATTATTCTTTAATTTTATGAAAAATGAGGAGGTAATTTTATGTTGACAAAATTTACAATCGAAACTTCTTGCGAAAATAATTCAGAAAGTCAAAAGTTATATGTTGTTATGAAGGTTGATTCTTCATGGCATTTATACCCCGAATATGCCTTGATTGGCATATATACTTCAAAAGAAGTAGCTATCAAGGTGGCAAGAGAGCAGGTCGAAAGTATCGAAAAAACAAATAATTGGATTATCGAAAATGACCTGTTTGACAGTGATGACTATGAAAACACAGCCATCCACTTTGACGAAATCGAAGTAGATGATAGCACCACGACAGCATATATTCTATGCTCTCTTGGCAAGTATGGGGAATATTCCCTTCTTGGTTACTACAATGACAAGGAACTTGCTGAAAAAAGAAGAGCGTTACTTCAGAAGCGAGACGATGAAATTATAAAAATGGCCAAGAACTACGAAGACGCAAGAAAATATTTTGTGGTAGAATCACAAATTAATAAAGAGACCTAACAAGTTTTTTTGAAAAGAGGTAGTTGATATGTTCATTTGAGTAAGTGGTAACCGCAAGCCACGTTAAATAATTTGCGGCGCCTAAGTACGGCATAACCCGCTAAAAGTCTATTACTGCGGTTTATTGCAAGGCTTAGGTGATATTGAAATATTGGGCTCGGCTGGTATGAGCAGGAACAGAGGTGGTGAATTATGCTCATTGTGCCAACCCTCGTGTAGAGGGTTACATAAGTTAGATATTAGCATTGATTTAAAATTCCTTTCTTTTTTATTCAGTAGGCGGTCAAAAGCCGCCTTATGGCTCGTTGGTCAAGTGATTAAGATGCCGCTTTCTCAGAGCGGAGTCGTAGGTTTGAATCCTGCACGAGTCACCAAAGGACGTTGCAGTCCTTAGACACGCATCGGTGACAAAAGTTACTGAATGCGCAGGGAAGTACGGATGAGACGTACATTACTTGCCTTCTGTGGGTTGTGGGCAAGACAAGCCGCTGTGGTGGAATAGGCAGACACAAGGGACTTAAAATCCCTCGGAGTAAAATCCTTGCGAGTTCAAGTCTCGTCAGCGGCACCATTGTGTAGTTTGCCAATGCTACACAAAAGAAAATTGGCATAGCAGGTACAGTGCTTATCCCACCATATGGGAATGTAGTGTGATGCCTGCGCTTGCGACTTTAGCTCAGTTGGTAGAGCAACGCACTTTTAATGCGGAGGTCATGGGTTCAAACCCCATAAGTCGCACCAACGCCAGATTTTATGGTGATTTTCAGGCGTAATCAGAAAATCATTATTATTATTTTAAAATGGAGGTGTTTTTATGGACGCTTTTGAAAACGTACATAATACATACGACCTGACAAAGTTAATCAGATCTATGAAACACGCAGAAGAACGTGACAAAGAAGAAAGAGAGCTTAAAAAGCGCATAGAAAGCTATAAAAGCCGCAGACTTGAAAGAAAAGCAGCCAAAGTGTTGTGGATTATGCAGAAAGTTCTCGGCTTTGCTATGGGCGTTATGGCTATAGCCATGCCCGAGAGTGCGGTTATTGCCGTGCCATTAGCCTGTGCGTTTTTATTCACAAGAAATATCCTATCAATTCGCCCAGTTGTCGTTGATGCCGATGGCGGTGTTATTGAGTTTGAAAGAGGCAAGGTATGAGTTTATACAATGACAAGAGGATATCTTGGCTCAAAAGAGTTTTCCCCGAGGGTACAAGAATATGCCTTGAGAAAATGGTTGATGATCCATACCCAGTTGAGCCGAATACGCTTGGAACGGTTGACCATGTCGATGACGCTGGTACGATTCATTGCAATTTTGACAATGGGCGCTCACTTGGCGTTATTTACGGCGTGGATAAATTTCATATTGTAAGGGAGGGAGAATAATTATGAAGAGCGGCGGAATTGGTTTTTGTGGACTGCTTACTATCGTATTTATCATACTGAAACTAATTAAAGTTATATGCTGGAGTTGGCTTTGGGTGTTATCACCACTGTGGATCGGCGCACTGCTTAATCTGATTATAACGGTGATTGCGGTTATTATAAGTCTTAAATGTTAGGCAGAGGTAAGTTTAATATCTTTAAAAATTACTAAAGGAACAAGATGTTCCGTTAGTTCAAATGGCATTATAGCAAAAAAGTCTAAACTCTATTCAAGTGCTTTTAAAGGAGCAACTTATCCCATTAAAGATGGATATTTCTTAAAGGAACAACTTGTTCCGTTAAGAATTTAGGTTACTAACTAAGCAAGATGTTCAATTTGTTTTACAAGAGGAGGTGAAATTATGCCAGAAAGTAAAATCATCACGAGCGAAAGCATGGTAGACAACCATGACCTCAGAAACGAGCTTATTGCCAGAACTGAGGTTCTTGATAAGGTTAAGAAGCTGCTTTTGATACCCGAGATGAACTGCATGACAATAAGACAAGTGGCGGATTATTATGAGGTTGACGTTGATACTATAAATCATTGTTGTCAGCGAAACCGTACCGAGATTGAGGGCGATGGTGTTGTAAGCAAAACGCCAAAAATCTTTAAAGAAATCTTTAAATGGACAAGTTGTCCAGTTAAAGATGGGGAGATTTCTAATAAAACAAATTGTCCTATTAAGAATTTTGAGCAACAACATGGTAAACTCATAGTCCAAATTGACGATAATACCCGCCTTGAAATCCCAAACCGTGGCATCAAGTGTTTCTCAAAGCGTGCTGTTCTCAGAATAGGTATGCTTCTTCGTGACAGCAAGATAGCCCAAGAGGTCAGGACACAGCTCCTAAACATTGTCGAACACACCGCAGAGGAAAAGCCAGAACTTCTCACGCAAGATATCGACGACGAAGAAAAGCTCCAAGCGGCAATCGGCAAGGCTTTTGCCACGGGCGATATTATGGAATTTGCGACAGCCGCCCAGGCTTACACGGCGTTTCAGCGGCGTCATATCGACAGAATTGAAACGTCAAACAAGCTTTTAACAGCCGAGGTCTTACATATTTCAGACCGCAAAATGTTCAACAGAGTTATGCGCAAGTTTGCTTCGACTTTGCATATCAGTTTCGGCGTGGCTTTCAGTATGCTGTATAAGCAACTTAGTTATCGCTACGGTATAGACCTCAAAAAGCGTGGCGATCGCAAGACACCGTATATTCAGTATATCAAAGATGACGAATGGGACAAGGTACAAAAAGTCATCGTTGCAATTCTTGAGAAATATGGTATCAACGTAAAAGAATTCTTTGAAAGCTGTTCTCCAACCTTTAAAGAAAAGTAATATAGGCGGAGTTCTCCGCCTTATGGCTCACTGGTCAAACGGTTAAGACGCCGCCTTCTCAGGGCGGAATTGCATGGTTCAAATCCTGCGTGAGTCACCAGCCCATTTTGGGCATTCCCTTCTTTTTTCTGAGGTGCGCGATGCTTTGCATCGCTATGGCTCAAATAGACTCTTATCCCCAGTGAGAGTACAGGTGCAAATCCTGTGTGAGCCACCAATGCAAGCAAGGCTTGTAAATTTTAAAATTTAAAGGAGTGTTAAACCATGAACATTATTGCAGGGTTCAAACCTACGACTCCGCTCATTGAGATGCCCGACAATTATAAGGATCTATTTACAGTGGCTGAATATGAGTGTATTCAGCGCGAGAAGCGCAACGGATATCCAGCAATACACAAAAGAAGCGTGTACAAATCTGCAACTTACGCCCCAATTGTTTCAGATTTTACCGATGAAAACATAAACGATATCATAAAAATATCGGCAAAATGGTGTAAAAACGAGGGTGCAAAATATTTCGGATCATGTGATGATCTAGATATTATCATAGACGTTTACGTTTATAACGGTATTACATTCAAATTCATGCAATACTTTTTAAGCGACTTTAAGCGCCGTGAGAATAACGGCGGCTATTTTTCTAAATATTTGCACGAACTGCGATAATCTGAGGAGGTTCTTTTAAAATGACAAATGAAAAAATGACAGTACATCAGGCTCTTTGTGAGCTTAAGATTCTCGACAAGAGGATACCTGCCCTTATCAAAGACGCAAAATTTGTGGTTGAGAACAAACATAGCAACACAAAGATAAATGGCGTCTCTATTGAAGAAGCTAAGAATGGCTTCAAGGCGAGCTATGACAAAATAGCCGACCTTATAAAAAGACGCAAGGCAATCAAGCGTGCCGTTACACTTTCAAATGCCGAGACCGAAGTTACAATACAGGGCATGAAGCTGACTATTGCCGAGGCTATTGAATACAAGAACCACGGCATAGAATTTGAGGAAGAACTCTTAAATCATATGTCGAAACAACTTAAAAACGCACAGGACAGATGTAACCATGAGAACGGCGAAACATTGCAGGAGCGTGCCGACGAGTATGTGCTTGGAATGTTCGGCTCAAAGGACGGCAAGGCTGTCACAAAGGAAATAGAGGAAGCAAAAGCAAACTTTATAAAAGCAAACACTTTTGAAATCGTTGAGGGCTTTGATACCGCCGAAATAATTTCTGACCTCGTTGATCGCATCGACAAGTTTAAGGTCGATTTCGATTCAGCTATTAGTGTATCGAACGCTATAACCGAAATCGAAATCTCATATTAAATCTGACATATCCGATGTATATACATGAGTTTACATTAAAAGACGGAGAGTGTTATTTATTCTATACAAACGAGGCTTGCGTTCCAGAAAAAATAAAAAACTTTACAAAAGAGCATAAAAAAGAAATCGAATATAGGTTCTGTGATTATGTTCCGCAAACGGTTGATGAGTGGTTTCATGGTGAAGCCTTGGAAGACAATGACAAATACCATGAACATTATGTGGTATGTGAGTAAGGTATTATCGTAAAAAGTGGGCGCTTTTTGAAAACCTTTAATTTTATGACCTTTGTGTTTTTTTGTCATATTCACAAAGTAAAATAATAAAAACATGGCATAGAAATAATAGATCGTAACTTTGTTTCGTGTTGTATATAAACAGGAAATCCCATTACGAAGATATATGATATTCCTTTTTGAAGGAATACTTTATTGCTCGACTGGATACATTACAGGTTCAATTCCTGTACGAGTAAGAAGATAAAGCTTAAGGCATAAAGCTAAAAACTTAATTATAAAAGTTCAAAGTTTATAATTGTCTAAAGCTTAAATATTAAAACCCAACAATTAAGATTTTACAAAATCCTTGGGTTTGGTTAAGGTGTGTCATAACTTGACCGTAGGTTATCCACAAGGCTGAAAAGTGTCCATTTTATATATTTAACGGCGGGTCAACTTTGGTTAATCCGTCGTTATTTTTTTATTCAAATGCAAGCTAAAAAGCTTGCGAGTTACATTTAAGTAACACGGTTGATTGAATTATGTCACCACTTTGTAATTAAATTGTAATCTATGTAACCGTGGGTTACAATGCTGACCGCCACGGCGGTCTATGTGCCATTAGCTCAGTTGGTAGAGCATTCGACTTTTAATCGAAAGGTCTCGGGTTCAAATCCCGAATGGCACACCAGCCATTATAAAAAATAGGAGGTAGAAATTATGGCGTACTGTTTTAACAATATAAAAAATTTCAGGTCAAGAATGGCGGCGCAGGCGATTCCTATACCAGTTAGGAATATCATGCTGACAGATAGTGTACACAAGAAGAGTATCGACACTGAAAAACTTGGCACAAAAGAAAATCTAGTTGTAATTGTGCGGCGAAATTCCCGTGATACATATGATACATATTCTTTGATTACAGGTCGAAGAGATTACGAAATCTCCAAGCGTGATGGCGTAGCAACTATAAATGCGATAGTTGTAAACATTAGTCGTCCCGCTTTTATGAGCAACTTTAAAAAGCTCATAGATGTGGATAAAGTGTACGTACCAAGAGACTTCATTAATCATCCGCCAAAGAAAGAAAAGGTGGACAGGGCTATCTGTTTCTATAAATATTATGGAATTTTCGATAACCCCATAACTATAAAGCTTGATGCTAAAGGTAACAAAATTCTAAAAGACGGCTATGCCAGGTACATTGCCGCCAAAAAACTTGGAGTAACTCAGATTCCATACAAAATTATCGGAGGTGTGCATAATGTTAAAGGTCGGTGATGAGGTCAGAATAAGGCGTAAAAAAGACCTGCTTTGTGAATTTTGTTACAACGATCAAGAAGATGAACACTTGTCCCCCGAAATTTCATATTTAAGTTTTAACCCATCAATGTATATATATTGTGGAGAAATTCACAGTATAACGGAGATTCAGGATAGAGGATATGGAGATACAGGCGAATATACGTTGAATGAAATCACGCGTTGGGCTTGGACGGAATATATGTTCGAAACCCTTGATGGTAAAAAGTTGTAAAAAATGCCCGCTTTTACGGGCTATATTGGAGTGTAGCCAAGAGGTAAGGCAACGGACTTTGACTCCGTCATTCCGCTGGTTCGAGTCCAGCCACTCCAGCCACAGTGCGAGGGTAATTCCTGATACATACTATGGTTCTTCACCTCCAATAATTCCATAGTATTAAAAAGCCCTTATGGGCTTATGGCTCGTTGGTCAAGTAGTTAAGACGCTATCTTCTCAGGATGGAATCGTAGGTGCAATTCCTGCACGAGTCACCAAATAATGCAACCAATAGTATTACTGATATGTAGTCTCATATAACTACATAATAAAAAAAGAAGGGATAGATTTACATGAAAAAGATTGAAAGGGCTACGCGTGACGAACAAATTCTTGGGAGAGTGCTTGGCGCAGATGAATGGAAAAGCGTTTTGCTTACTAATGTATATAACCATTTTTTAATAAAAACATTTGGTAAAGAAACGACAGCACGTAGAAAAACAGAACAACTTATCAATGAAACTATTAATGAGTTTTGCCGTGTATGGGGCTTTAGTCGCAAATACGAAACAAGACATTGTGATGGCAAAGATTTTCTTGACTTTTTAAAATCCAGAATTGTTGAAAGAACAACATTTACATACCATATTATGGATAATATGAATGTGAGGACATTAGATCTTACACCGGTAGAACTAATCGATGTCACTTGTTCAATGGTGGCAGCCCCTCTTGCGCAAAGGCGTGACGACAACTCTCTGGGGTATAACGCCACATTACGGCGAATTTATGGCGAAATGTCTGCAAGATATGGTATCGTATGGAGTAATCGTATGAAGAGAGCAAATGTAACCTCAAAACATGAGGTTATAGAAAATAACCCGAAATTACGCAAACTCTTTAAGAACATCGTAAATGACCTATTGAAAAGAGGTGATTTTTAATGTATCAGATAGGCGACAAAGTGCAAATGAGGCGTTTAAAAGATATGCTGTGTGAATATGAAACGATGCTACCGTACTATGTTGGGAATTTATTAATAAGAAAAGGGACAGGTTTTTTAAAGCACATGGTTATTTTTTGTGGGCAGCAATATCATATTCGTCAACTAAGATATGTGGATGGGCGTAAATGTTATCTACTTGAAACCATAAATAGAGCCCCTCTTTTATCTACTTTTGAGGAATATATGTTTGAAAAGAGGTGTGATTTTAATGTATCAGATAGATGACAAAGTGCGAATAAGATCTCTTAAGGATATGCAGTGCGAGTTTGAAACTCCGTCTCCACAGTATTGTGGTAACGCATTGATTTTCGGATATATTCATTTCATCAAAAGCATGATTCCATATTGCGGAAAAGAATTCTTTATAAAGGATTTTTGCTTCTGCAATCATAATATTTATAGGCTTGAAACTAATTGTGGTCGAGAATTACCTTTTGTCTTTGCAGAATATATGTTTGAAAGATGTGGAAAAAACGTTAGAGAATATACTGAAGAAGATCTGGAAGAGTTGGATAATCAAATATTCATTTGATAGGAGGTGGTATTGTTTTGATACAGGTGGGTGACAAAGTCCGAGTTAGACGACTAAAAGATTTAGCCTGTGAATATATGGATGTTGAAATTTACAATGAAGTGGAAATTGAAAATGCTAATGGATATCTAACTTTAATCGGCAAAGGATGTAATTTTATTGATAGCATGTGTACCTTTTGTGGGCGGGAACTCGAAATAAGATCACGGATTTCTCCATATAGAGGATGTGCTGTTTTTCGTTTAAGTGAATGTCGTTACAGTTTCAATGCGTATATGTTAGAGCATCTCGATGGCAGTCTTATTGCTGAAAATTAAATAGGAGGCGATGATATGACTAAAATTGGAGATAAGGTTCGGGTTAGGAGGTGCAAAGATTTATTGTGCGAGTTTGTAGAACCACATGATAAAAATAGGGCAATTGAGGTAGGACATACATTTGCTGGTTACATGTATAATTTTTGTGGCGAAGAAACCACGATAGATGCTTTTGAAGACGATTTTGATGGTTATGATGGATACTTACTCGGCATTAATTATGACTATGTCTTTGATTTATACATGCTTGAATCCCTTGACGGCAGAGCGCTTTAATTTTTTAGGAGGTGAATATATGAGGCTGGAAAAAAGTGTTTTCTTTTTTAAGCGATACCTGGATTTGCTTGAAAAAATAAAGGAAATTAATAGCCCGCATGCCTATTTGCTTTTTCGTTACATTATGAAACGAATAGCAAAATGTAGACCAAAAACAACACACATGGAAGATATCATATCTGAATGTGAAAGACAAAATGTTAATCCTATAACATTTATTAAATTTGTAATGCCTTTATAGGTAAATAAAAAAAGGAGTGTCTTAAAATGACAGAAGAAAAATTTAAAACATTAAGAAGATTTGAGCTTGTTCGTTGCAGAGAGTATATCGGCAGAATAAGGAAGATAACAGGTGAAGAGGTTTATATGATGTCGGGAGATGTCTATCACCGCTGTGATCTTAGTGAAAATCTCTTTGAGGTTGGCGACAAAATCGTTCTGCGCGAGAACAGTGAAAAAGTTAAGGTATGTAGAATAGCTGAACACGTTATTGATTCTACGGCGACATTTACATATGAAAGAGCTAACGGCAAATCGGTTCTGTATCATTATATTTCACCTAAAAGTAATGATATTACGTTTTTTGTTCCAATGGAACTTTGTGGGGAAGAGCCACTGGCCCCATGTGAGCGCATGGATATTGTAAATAATATGTGTAGTATTCTTGACGATGCAAGCTACGAGTATAGAAAAGGTGTCATTGTTGATATCGTTAATGAATTCTTTGAAAACAAGTCTGAGCTGCTCACGATATTGAGAAAACATCCTAATTGGGATGAAAAAAACCTTTGTATTAAAGGCGAGGTAGAAGAAACTCGTGTAAAGGACGGCGACGACTTTCTTAAAGCCTGCAAAGAATTTTACCATAATTGCCGTGAAAACGGCATGTATCTAACTGACGATCAGTTAGACATAATGTGGGATGGGGTACAGTGTACCCAACCACAGCAGTTTGTTACTAAGGAGATAAAAGAAAGGTATGAGGCGGTTGGCGTACATATGACCGTTGGGGCCAAGTATTCTCGTGAACTTAACAAGATTTTTGTAGATATGGGACTTGATAAATACCCAAACTACAATCACGATTTTGCGGTGATTGCCGATACCATCAATCCGTTGAAAAACACGCAGGTGGCAATACTCTCAGTAAATCCATGCGACTTTCTAAAAATGTCATATGGTGAGGGATGGGATTCATGTCATCACGTAGGACATCACGGCTGTTATCATGCAGGAACACAGTCTTATATAATGGACTCTTCGAGCATGATTTTTTATACTTTATCAAACCAATATGCGGGTGATCCATGGGAAAACAACAAGCTGACAAGACAGATTTATTGCTATCAGAATGGGCTTCTATTGCAATCTCGTAACTATCCGAATTATAAGTTACCTCAGCGCGATGCAACTTATACATATTTTGTTTCAAAAGCAATCGCCGATTGCCTCGGTATAAAAAACGAGTACAGAAAAGTGGAACATGATTATATCTGTACAGCGGAACACTCATTGCATTATCCAGACTATAATTATGCACAATATAATACTAATCTGTACGCTTTTGATAGTATATGGGATGGCGATGATATTACAATTGGGCATACTTCTTGGTGTTTGAAATGCGGTGATGAACTGTGTAATTCAGGAAATATGATATGTGACGATTGTGATGAGAAGGAAGATTGGAGCACACAGGATGCATCTTTTATTGACGATATTACTAATGAACATTTTGATGTAATAGAAGTAGATAATTATGTGGGTTACGACGAAGAACATGACATTTTATATGCCCCATATCGTGTTCATAAATGTAATTGTTGCCATCAGGTGTTTTATGGTAACAATTCGCTAGTTGACGGGTTGTGTAAAGATTGTCGTGAAAAGAAACTTATTGCTGGCAAAAAAGTTGTTGTTTCAAAAAAGGGTTTAATTTTTATACGTTTTCTTAGTGCAAAAGAGATGTTTCCAACATTACAGCTTTTTGATAGAAGAGCTTGTGCATGCTACTATGAGGCTAGTATTTATGGAACAATAATAAAAACTTTTAAGTGGGTATACGAAGGTGCTGAACATACGCTATGTGCACTTAATGTTGATGACAAGTATGTATGTATAGTTGATATTAATGGAATAAAAGAGGTGGACTAATATGAATATTATCGAGATTTGCAAATTACCACAGGACAAGCTTAAAGAAAGGCTTTTTGTAGAACTTCAAAATTTAGGCTATTCGCCCGTAAATGAAGACGGCTACATATATGCAGAGGGTACGCATCCAGTATTGCTAATGGCACATATGGATACCGTACATCATGATAACTGTACGATTGTGTGCGTTTCCGAAGACGGCAAGTATATAATGTCACCACAGGGTATCGGCGGTGATGACCGTTGTGGTATCTATATGATATTACAAATTGTCAAAGACGTTCATTGTTCAGTAATCTTCACCGAGGATGAAGAAATTGGTTGCGTTGGAGCCAGAAAATTTTGCAAATCCTCATATGTACCAGAAAAACTCAATTATATTATTGAGTTTGACAGAAAAGGCGGAAACGACGCCGTGTTTTACGATTGTGACAATGATGAGTTTGAAAAATTTATCACAAATTCGGATGTTGGTTTTAAAAGTGCATGGGGTAGTTGTAGTGATATAAGCCACGTTGCGCCGCATTTAAAGGTTGCAGCCGTTAATCTGTCGAGTGGGTACTATTCACCTCATACCCAGCACGAATATATTAACCTTGAAGATGTTGAGAATAATATCAAGCGTGCAATGGTGCTCATCAATACTGAAACGCCAAGATATGAATACATTGAAAAGGTTAAAATCAAGTATGATTATTCAGGCCTTTATGGGCGATATTACGGTTATGATTTTTATAGTGCCAGTAATGACATTAAAAAACAAAAAAGCGATGACAAAGATGGACAGTTTAAAATTGAGGATTATTATGGCGGCGGCAAAGCAAAAAATTCAGTCAGCGATTTCTATGACGAAGAACCACAACTGAATTTAGATTTACATGATAGCATTTTTAACAAGTCGCTTTGTATGCCAGACAGTAAGGTTTATTTAAAGGACTTTAACAAACCAGATAGTAAGCCAACCGAATCGCTGGATGAATATGCGATTGATAAAGACGGTACAATATATGGCTTTGACGATGATACGGCTATATATTATCCTTTGCAAGAACAGTATAAACTGGTTGATGATAAAGGCAATCTAATAAGTTATTGTGAAGAGAATTCAATGGAAATGCCTTGGGCGTTTTACGAAAATATAGAAAAAATAAATGACTATATGATGAATTTGTCAATTTATGATATGACGTATGGCACGAATCTTTGTGATGATTTTATGGTAATGCTCTGCGACGTAATGTACCCTGGAGAAGTAAGCGGCGAGACAGATTGTGAAACTTTCAAACCAGAAAGTGAAATTTCTGTCGCGATGTGTAAATGAGTTTAACGACGAAATAGGAGGTTGATAAACATGATTATTCATGGTCGTAGTCCACCAGAATAAAAAAGCGCTACATATCAATTCGTATAACACTAATATTAAAACATTTAAAAGGAGATATTTTTATGACATTTACAATTTCTAATCTTAAGACAGGCGACCTCGTTATATGTGCAAACGGTAAGATGGCAACAGTTATGAAGGACACAGCTAGAGAAGATGTGCTTCGCTTCCATACTGAGTTTAATTCATTCTCAAGACTCGGCGTAAACTACAATTCAGATATGACAAACAAGAGGGCAGATGGGCTGACAATTGTTAAGGTTTATCGTGCTATAGGCGTTGCAAGCAATAAGATTGGCGACCTTGTTTTTAATCCACTTAAGATGCTGGAGTACGGCACAGTTGTTTACGACAGAGCTACAGCCGAGGCTAACGGCGACGATATAACAATCGACTCCCTTAAAACAGGTGATATGCTTGTTCATAGAAACGGCAAGAGGTCTACAGTATTTAAGGGCGCAGAGTTCGGCGATATTGTTAGATATCATACAGCTAATAACAGCTTTACATGGCTTTCCAAGTTTGACAATGACACCCTGGAGCATGTGTCAAATAGCGACTATGATATTGTAGAGGTTTATAGAACTGCGGTTGACGATCCTACAAAGTATGGCGACGATTATTGCAATGTTGATCAGATGATCTGCGAGGCAAACAAGATTTACCCAGTGTCAACATGTGACGATGAGTATGGTCTCGATGATACTATTGCCGCTATGACATATGATGATTTGCAGAAATTCATCAATCATGAAATCGACAGCAGAGGCATTAGATAACAACATGTACGAGGGCGGCGTTAGTCGCCCTCTTTTTTTATTATATGCGAAACTACACAGAACAAGTACGCAAAGAGGTAGATTCTGATTTCTGCTTTTATTGTGGGAAGTATATCAAATCTGATAAAACGCTTGACCATATCATACCTGTATCAAAGGGTGGCAAAGACGAGGTCAGTAATTTAGTTGTATGCTGCCACGACTGTAATACTATAAAAGATAATTACACGATACCTCAATTAATAATTGAGCTTGAAAAGCAGATGCGATGGTGTGGCGATAATGAAATTAAAAAAGCAAGGTTGGAATATTACCTCAAAATATTTAAAATTGCCAATGATAAAATCAAGGCAAGCAGGGCGGTTTAATCCGCCAATGCCGTATATGTTATGCGGTAAATAATACCGAAAGGAAGTATGAAAAATGTATATAAGACTTTATGGACGTATTTGTGGCTATGATATTGAAAAAAATGAAAATGATGAATATGTAATAGTTGGTGATCAAAAACTTATTGGAAACTTTAAAAAACCACTTATCATTGATGCAACTAAACAAATAGTAACTCAACGATGGTATGATGCAGAATTATTTGGGCATGAGATATTTGGGGACAAATATGCTTTCATTACCGGTCAGCGTACAAGGTTACTTCTTCCAGGTGATGCTGTTATTCTTAGTAGAACAAATGAAAAAGTTGTTGTATATGGATCTGGCAGAAAGTCTTTTTCATATTATCAGGATGGTGTGCTTAAAAGACGTCCGTATATTTATTCTGATGGCAGTCTCTCATTTAAAGCTTATAAATTTGTTGAAGAACCAATTGAAGAAAACACCGATTGGATGGACGACAATCTTAAGTATAATTATGATTGTTTCTACAAATTAATAAAGACTTATTATCCTCAGGCAAAAGATAAATACATTTATAACGAATTCAAAACTTGGTATGAAGCCAAAAAGGATTTAATTGCATTGTTCAGAGAACATCCGCAGTGGAATGATAAAGAAAAATGTATTGCTATTGACCTGCCAATTAATCGTAATGTAGATGGTAGCGTAGTTGCATCTGCGGCTCGCGAATTATTCCGAACAATGTCGGCAGAATCGCCTGTATTTTCACGTCGAACCTTGGCGGCATATGATCGTATAACAGATGTAGCTTCGCGATCATATAATTATAAAACGGATAATAATTGTATTCGTTTTCATACAACGGCATACAGGGAGATAGAAGAATGCCTGAACGCTATTGACTTAAATGACGATGACATGAATATTAATGCAAAGGCTAGTAGAAATATAAATGCAATTATAAAAAAATTCAAATTAGCCGATAGGACGGAGTATAACAAAGCCTCGGCAAAATGTTTTGACGCCATGGCTTTAATATAATGTACCCTAGAAACTGAACACAAAATTGCCAAAACATCGTGACAGT